TGCATCTGTGTGGAGACATGATTTACCAAAATGGTGGGACATTGCAGTTACCACAAACACCACACCACCAGAAGAAGAATATCAAATATACGATCATGGTAATCATATGGAAGTAGCATTCCCCGATATTCACCCAAGTGAATTTAGTTGGGCGGGATGGGAATTTAATCATACTATGTATAACACATCAACATTAGAAGTCTTCCGACAGAACACTATTAAACTACTATGTTAACGCTGTAATAGAGCATTTTCTTTAACTTACGCTAAATACTAACAATGATATAGATTCATAAACTAGTAATTACATGTAAAATAAAATAAAGGAGAACTCCAAAAATGGCAAATCTTGTATCGCCTGGAACACAGGTACAAATAACAGACGAGTCGGTATACGGCCCAGCAGGCGCTGGCACAGTACCAATGATTTTCATCGCTACAGGTCAAGACAAAGTTGACCCAACTGGCACAGAAATTGATGGTATTGCAAAATATACCAAATCAGCAGTAGCAGGAAGCCCGGTCCTAGTAACATCACAACGTGAACTAACTCAATACTTCGGAAATGTAGATTTCCGCACAGTATCAAGTACAGTACAACAAGGCGATGAAACTAATGATTACGGTCTATTAGCAGCATATTCATTCTTAGGTCAAGCATCAGCAGCATATGTTGTTCGTGCAGATGTCGATTTAGTGGCACTTCGTCCTAAGACAGCAGAGCCAGTCGGCTTACCAGTGACAAACACTTATTGGGTAAATCCAACACTATCTAAGTTTGGTATTTTTGAATACACAGCAAGTGGATGGACAGCAGTAACACCAAGTGTTGAAATTGTAGCAGCAGCAGCCGCAGCACCTACCGCAACCGTTGTTAATGGAAACTATCATGTTACCATCGAACAAGTAACAACTCTTACTAACGTCCGTTATTGGATTGGAGAAGGCGGTGCATGGGTTGCATTAGATTCTAGTTGGACAACTGGTGGTGCATCATCAACAATGTCACCGCATTACACAGCACCAACTTCGCCTGTATTAGCCGATGTATGGATTAAGACAACATCACCTGGCGCAGGCATTGATTATGATATTTCATTATTCACTACCGCAGCAGGAGCATTTGTATCAAAGACTGCAATGTATGTACAAGCAGCAGCACCTACGGGTGTGGTTGGTGATACTTTCCAAGATGGTACAGCAGCAACAGCACGTGTATTAACAGAAGGTGATATTTGGTTTGACGTAGATGATGGTTTCATATCTATTCATCGTTACAATTCAACTACTGATTTATTCGTTGACATGGTTTCAAAAGTGCAAACAACTGCACCAGTTGGTGTAGCAGCAAATAACACTATTTGGTTTGATGCAGCAGTAAACGAATTGGCTATTTTTGAAGTAGCAGTAGATGGTGGTGTACAGAAATGGAAGAAAGCAACTAATGTAACTTACACATCATCAGCACCCGCAGTTGGAGCAGATGGTGATTATTGGATTGACACTGACGCAACTGGTTATCCAGTTATCTATCGCAGTAATGGTACAGCATGGGTTGTTAAAGACAACACAGATCAAAGCACATCTAATGGTGTAGTATTTGGTGATATCACTGATTTAGATTCAGCAGCAGGCTCTTATGTATTAGCAGCAGACGTATTAGCAGGTGGTCCTAACCCATTGTTACATGCAGAAGGAACATCAGCAGTTAACATGTGTCGTTCAAAGAATACTGTACGTAAGTATGACACGACATTGACAACTGCATGGAAATGGCGCAACTTCGCTAGTAATGCATTCTCTGGTGCTGGATCATTTGGTCGTTTGGCACAACGTAAGGTTGTATCATCGGCAATGCAAGCAGGAACAGCAGGAACAGCACTACGTGAAGAAACTATTCAGTTCCGTTTAATCGCAGCACCTGGCTATCCAGAGTTGATGGACGAAATGACAACATTAAACACTGATCGCAATCAAACAGCATTTGTTGTTGCAGACGCACCATTCCGATTGACTCCAACAGATGCAATCTCTTGGGTACAAGGAAATGGCGCATCAGAGAATGGCGAAAACGGCTTAGTAACCAAGAATACTTATGCAGCAACTTACTATCCTAGCGTATTGACTACTGATCCAGTATCAGGCGCAAGTGTAGTTGCACCAGCATCACATAGTGTTCTTTACACTTATGCATATAGTGATAATGTTAGTTACCAATGGTTTGCACCAGCGGGCTTGACTCGTGGTGTTGTTCAGAATGCATCTAACGTTGGTTATATCAACTCAGAAAATGAATTCGTAGCAGTTGCATTGACACAAGGACATCGTGATTCAATGTATTTGAATAAATTGAATCCAGTTGTTAACTTCCCAACAGAAGGTATTGTTATCTTTGGTCAGAAGACATTAACAGCATCAGCAAGTGCATTAGATAGAGTTAATGTTGCTCGTTTAGTTGCATATTTGCGTGAGCGTTTTGCAGTTATCTCTCGCCCATATTTGTTTGAGCCAAATGACGAAGCGATTCGCGATGATGTCAAGTCAACGTTTGAAGGTTTCTTGTCAAACATTAAAGCTAATCGTGGTGTGTATGATTACAGCGTAGTATGTGATACTACCAATAACACAACAGCACGTATTGATCGCAATGAAATTTATGTTGATATTGCAATTGAACCTACGAAGTCTGGTGAATTTATTTATATTCCAGTTCGTATTGTCAATACTGGTGATTTAAGTTAACAAATATTAAATTTAATGTTTAAAAAAACCCACTTCGTGTGGGTTTTTTATTGCAAAATATTTATTGAAAAATAAAAACGCAAAAAGCATAAATACATTTATATATATAATAGTCTATCACTAGGATAGTCTATTTAAATTCTAAGGAGAAATCAAATGGCTGTTTTATCAAACTTCGGTATACCAGTAGGGTCAAGTACCGTACAAACACTGATGCCAAAATTACAATATCGCTTTCGTGTCACATTCACAGGATTGGGAGGCGCTACTGGCGCATTAGTTACACAGAATGTAATTAGTGCAACAAGACCATCAGTTGATCATGAAGATGTCACCATCGACACATACAACTCAAAAATTCGTCTTGCAGGAAAGCACATGTGGCAAGATGTTACGGTAGTATTACGTGATGATACCAATAACCATGTTATACTTGCGATTCGTGATCAAATGAACAAGCAAGTAAATTATGCAACACAAGAAAGTGCAAAGGCTGGCATTGATTATAAATTCAGCATGAAAATTGAAACACTAGATGGTTCACAAGGTGCTGGTGATGTACCAGTTATTGATTCATGGGAACTTGATGGTTGTTTCCTTCCAAGCACCACATTCGGTGATTTAAATTATGCAACATCAGATGTTGTGCAAGTGCAAATGACTATCCGTTATGATCAAGCTACATTGACTACAAATGTCGCCGGCAAAGCGGCAACAACAGTTTAATTAAGTTAGTTAAATATGAGTAAGATAACAAATTACGCATCACAGATTTACGGACAAGACCAGCGCGGTTCGTCTGTAAATCTGTTTGTTCCTAGAAGTAAGTTTCAGTTTATTGTAAAGATATATCACATTGGCAGTACTAAGGCTCTTGAATTATCTAGAATATCTGAGATACAAATGCCGGCACATTCTATAAAGACCCAGACATTAAATCAATATAATAAGAAGCGTACAATTCAAACTGGAATTGATTACACCCCTATATCTATGTCCGCCTATGACACACGAGATGCAGAGATAGAAAGATTTCTAGTTGGATACAATAATCATTATTATTCAAGTCCTATGTCTGATAATTATGATATCATGCAAGATGATGCTATTAGTGAAAACTTTCTTTCTGACGAAAGTGGTAAGGGTTTTAATTTAACCAATAATCGTTATTATATTACTAAGATAGAGATAATTAGAAAGTCTTCTGATGACGATACCAACATTATAGAAATTTATAATCCTATTATTACTAATATACAAGCCGACACACTGAATTATTCAGAATCAGCACCAGTGCAATATCGTATAGATTTTACATACGAGGGTTATAAAACAACCACTAATGGCATAGAACTAGCGGAAGAACCAGTTGTATCATCTTCTCTTAGACAAGAGTCAATACAAACAGTCCAACCTATTGTCCCAGCGACAATAGCAGTTGTTCCTGGATTAAGTGCAGACGAAGAAAGAGCAGCAGATTATGCAGAAGTATACAATCAAGCATCAGCGATATATGCAAAGCATGGAAAGCTAGTTATGCCACATGGTCCTACTGTGAAATATGATGAAATCAGGCAGATTCATAAAGTTGTTGTATACAATCCATCTACTAATAGCAATCAATTTATATCGAACAAGGAAATATCAGGTCCCGCAGAAAAACTTTACAGTACACCAGACGAATTTGAAACAACTGTCAGTGACTTCAAAGCAGGTCAGTAATAATGGCAAAATTCCATCAAGGATTATACACACCAAAAAACCCAGATAAATACTTAGGTAAGGGCGCACCGCGTTATCGTTCAAGTTGGGAACTAGTTGTTTTCAGAATGTGCGATAATCACCCATCTGTATTAGGATGGGGTTCTGAAACACATCGTATCCCATACAAAAACCCACTTACTGGAAAGAATTCTAATTATGTACCAGATTTATTGATGGTATATCAAGATGCAAATGGTAAGCAACACGCAGAGATGGTAGAAATAAAACCAGCGGGACAGACACTAGGTGAAGCAAAAAGTCAATCACAAAAAGCAGCCGCAGTAGTCAATCACGCAAAATGGGAAGCAGCAAGACATTGGTGTAGATCAAAGGGTTTAGGTTTTCGCGTCATCACTGAGCATGAGATATTCAATAAGCCCAAAAAGCGAACAAAAGCGCAAAGGAAAAAGAAATGACACAGAAACTAAGCGATACATTTAATTTACCGCCTATAGAAGATATATCATTTAATTTTGATGATGACGAAAATGAGATAGTTCCGTCATCGGAAGAAGTGATAGCAGAACTCAAGAAACAAATAGCAACGCAATCAACCACGATGGATATGTCTATGAAGGTAGATGCTGCATTGCCGATGGTGGTGGGCTTAGAAGCGATAGATCGAGAGATGGATGATTATGCACAAAAGGCAATCAATGCATTTGATGATATAGTAGATTTGGCAAAGAATGTAGACGATAGAAATGCAGCAGCATTATTGGATAGTGCAAGTAAAATGTTATCAGCCGCTATAACCGCAAAGCAAACAAAGATGGATAAAAAAATAAAAATGATTGAGTTGCAGATGCGCAAAGAACGACTTAACATGGATAACCGAAAAGTTGATCATGTAATCAATAAGAACAATCCAGAAGATCCAGAATCAATTGATGGTAGATTGATCGGAAATCGCACAGATATGTTAGCAGACATATTAGCCTCAATGGATAAAGGGGAAGAAGACACTTAATTAAGTCTAGTGATTTTTACAATAAAGATAAATAGTTATAATATTAGGAGAATTAACCCATGAAGTCCTTTACAGAATACTTGACAGAATCAAAAAATACATACACTTTCCGCATTAAATTAGCAAAGGAATTATCTGGCGATGATTTATCTCGCATTGAGAATCACTTAGCAAAGTACGATGTACAGAAAGTAAGCGCACCTACTAAGTTGATGCTACAAAGCGTACCTTATGACTTTCCACAACTTCGTGGATACGAGATATTTGTTATTGAATTTGAAACAAATTTACCAGCAAGCGCATATCAAATACAAACAGAAATTCAAACTCTACTAGGTATCAGTGACGGCTTCATGAAAGTTCGTTCAGATCAAGAGCCGCTAGAGAAACAAGAACAAGCATTATCAGATGATGCAGAAGTTGCAAGTTTATTAGCAGATAGCACATATTCAGAAGCAGAGAAAATAAATCCAGACGATTATTTCGGTGACAAGTACAATACTTCTTTTGTTCAAGAATTGTTAAAATTGAAAAAAGATCAGGAGAAGAAAGATGCATAAGTCAATGAGAACGTTACTAGAATCAATCAATCCTATAATGAACGAAATGGAAGTAATGAATGTCATAGTAGACGGAAATGTTACATTAGATAATATTCAACGTACAAGTGACAGTGAAGAATTTACTGCGGTAGCAAATGGATTTGGTTCATCAGAAGGATCAGAAGACTATGATATTGAT